CTGAAAAAAGCAGTAATGAAGAATTACCGGAAGATGTTTCTAAATATTTAAAATTTAAAAAAGAAACTGGGCGAGGTTTTGATGATTTTATAAGAGTAAATAAAGATTATGATTCATTAGAAGAAGATAAAGTGTTAGCAGAATATTATTCTTTAACTGAAGAAGATTTAGATAGTGAAGATATTGACTATTTAATGGAAGAGAAGTTTTCATATGATGAAGACGAAGATGATGAAAGAGAGATTAAGAAAAAGAATATTGCTAAAAAAAGAGAACTTTCTAAAGCTAAGAAATATCTTAATGAGTACAAAGACAAATACAGTATTCCTCTTGAGTCAAGTGGGGATTCTATGTCAGAAGAATCATTAAGTCAAATCGAAGCTTACAAAGGATATATTCAAGAGTCTAAAAGCGTTCAAGAGGCAGATCAAAAAAAGAATAAATTTTTCTCTAAGAAAACAAGTGAGATTTTTAACTCCGAGTTCAAAGGTTTTGAGTTCAATGTAGGGGATAAAAAAGTAACTTACTCTTATGGAGACGCAGAGGAAATGAAATCGAAGCAATCAGATTTAACTGGGTTTGTAAATAAATTCCTAGACGATGACGGATTGATTAGTGATGCTAAAGGATGGCACAAGTCAATTAGTGCAGCAATGGATCCAGACAATTTTGCTCAGTATTTTTACGAGCAAGGGAAGGCTGATGCGATTGGAGATGTTTCGAAGAAAAGTAAAAACATTAACATGAACGTTAGACAATCACCACAAGTTATTGGTGAAGGAGGATTCAAAGCAAAAGCATTAAATGATGAAAGCGGAAAAGGCTTGAGAATAAGAAGTAAAAAATAATTAATATTAAAACAAAACAAAATGGCTGGACAAATAGCTGCAACACCAGGATTCGACTTACAACCAAGTTCAGAACAGGTATTATTGCAAACAAATTACATTACTAACTTTGATTTCTTAAACACGTATCTTCCTGATACTTATGAAAAAGAATTCGAACGTTATGGAAACAGAACAGTATCTTCATTCTTAAGAATGGTTGGAGCTGAGATGCCTTCTAATTCAGATCTTATCAAATGGGCTGAACAAGGAAGATTACATACTAAATACGTAAACGTAACATCGGCTGCTGCAGCTGCTGCAGATACTGCAACACTTACAGTTAATGACGTTTTAAAGCCTGGAACAGGTACTATCGCTATTAGAGTTGGTCAAACAATCATGTTGTCTGATAGTTCTAACGCATCTACATTAAGCAATAAAGCTATTGTAACTGCTGTAGATACTGCTGCAGGAACAATTGATGTAGCATATTACGAAGCTGCAGGTCAAGCAATGGCTGCTGCTGTTGTATGTTCTTTATTCATCTATGGTTCTGAATTTCAGAAAGGGACTGAAGGAATGAAAGGTCAGTTAGAAGCTGATGATTCTATCTTTGAAAATTCACCAATTATCATTAAAGATCATTACGCTGTAAGCGGATCTGACATGGCTCAAATTGGATGGGTTGAAGTTACTACTGAAAACGGAGCATCTGGATTCTTATGGTATTTAAAATCAGAACATGAAACAAGATTACGTTTTGAAGATTATCTTGAAACTGCAATGGTTGAGGCTGTTCCTGCTGCGACAGATTCAGGTGCTGCTGCAATCGTATCTGGTGTTGCTTCTGGTGTAGGTAACAAAGGTTCTGAAGGTATGTTCTATGTTGTTGAAAACAGAGGAAATGTATGGAGTGGTGGAAATCCAACAACTTTAGGAGATTTTGATTCAATTATCCAACGTTTAGATAAACAAGGGTCTATTGAAGAGAATGTAATTTTCTTAAACAGAGAATTTGGATTTGACATTGATGATATGTTAGCTTCTCAAAACTCTTATGGAGCGAATGGAACTTCTTATGGTTTATTTGATAATGATAAAGATATGGCTCTTAACTTAGGATTCGAAGGATTCCGTAGAGGTTATGATTTCTATAAAACTGATTGGAAATATTTAAATGACCCTACAATGAGAGGTGGTATCCAAGGTGGAAAAATCAATGGTGTTTTAGTACCTGCTGGTTCAACTACTGTATATGACCAAGTTCTTGGTAAAAATGCTAAGAGACCTTTCTTACATGTTCGTTATAGAGCTTCTGAAACAGAAGACAGAAAGTATAAGACATGGATTACAGGTTCTGCAGGTGGAGCAGCTACTTCTAGCTTAGATGCAATGGAAGTAAACTTCTTATCTGAAAGAGCGTTATGTACTTTAGGTGCAAACAACTTTGTAATTTTCAAAGACTAATACTAATACTTAAGGGAGGTGTTCATTCATCTCCCTTTTTTTTTAATAATTAAATTTAAATCAAATGAAACCAAGTAAAAAAACCTTTGTAGATAAGGCCTACAAACTTACCCAAAATAAAGCTCCCTTGAGTTTTATGATTACTTCAAGAAATACAAAAAGAAAACCATTATTATTTTTTGACGATACAACAGGACGAAACCGTTCTTTGCGTTATGCTAAAAATCAACAATCTCCATTTGAGGATGAACAAGATGACAACGTTATCTTAGAACCAATTATTTTTGAAGATGGATTATTGTTTGTACATAAACATGACCAAGCTTTACAAGAATTTTTATTATATCACCCAGGAAATGGACGTGTATATGTTGAAATAGATAATGAAAAAGATGCAACTATAGATGTTGAGACATTAGATTATGAATTAGAAGCTCAGATTTTAGCTAAAGATTTAAATTTAGAAATGCTTGAAACAATTGGACGAGTAGTAATTGGATTAAATGTAGATAAACTTACTTCTTCTGAATTAAAAAGAGATGTTAGATTATTTGCTAAAAGATATTCTCGTGAATTCATAGAGTCAGTTAATGACCCTTTATTGAAATTACAAAATTCTTGTTCTAAATTCTTAGGTGAATCACTTTTGATTATCAAAAATAAAAAAGATGTTTATTACAATTTAAAAGGTAATAAAAAGAAATTACTAACAGTTCCTTACGGAGAAGATCCATTATTTATATTGGCATCATTCTTTCAAAGTGACGAAGGTTTAGAGGTTTATAGATTACTAGAATCTAAGTTAGAATAACAGTACCTATAGCGCTATCCATAAGAACAGCGTACCAGTATAGGTCATTTACAAAGAGGGAGGTTTCAATAAAATGAAGCCTTCTTTTTTTTTGTATATTTGCGTAAACAATATTTTAAAGAATGGCATCAATAATAAATACAGTAAGAGCCACAGTACTTTCAGTTGCAAATAAAAACAATTTTGGATATATAACTCCTAATGATTTTAACCTATACGCAAAACAAGCTCAACTAGATATATTTGAAGATTACTTTTATCAGTACAATTCTTGGTTGGTTAAACAAAACGCAAGAGTTTCAGGTAGTGGGTATGCGGATATAGTAAAAGGAATTGTAGAAGTACTAGATAGTTTTTCATCAACTAAAGGGTTAATCAACTCAGGTGTAAACCTTTACGATTTACCAAATGACTACTATTTAATGGATAAAATTAATTACTATCCAACAATAATTAAACAAGGAACTACTACTGGAAATGGTGTAAATACCTTAACAGATAGTACAGCTACATTTCAAACAACAGGAACAGTTTTACCTGGACAATTGATTACAAATACAACAAAAGACAGTGTATCAGAAGGATCTAGTGCATATATTGTTAGTGTAGTTAGCGAAACTGAATTATCTTTATCAGCAAATATCTTTGGAAGCGTATCGACTATTGGTGATGGATACTCAATTGTTAGTACAAGTAAAATTACTGAAATTGAAAGAGTTTCTCAAAACAAAATATTTTATTTAAAATCATCTCCTTTAACAAAGCCTAGTATTTCTTTTCCGGCATATGTGTTAGGTGGTGCAAATTCAATTAGTACAGGTAATACTATTACGGTTTATCCTGAAACAATAAAAACATTAGGTACTATTGTATCTCAATATGTTAGATATCCGAAAGACCCTAAATGGACTTACGTGTCTTTAACAGGTGGTGAACCTGTTTTTGACGAAGGACCTGCTGATTACCAAGACTTTGAATTGCCTTTATCAGATCAAACAAATCTAGTGAATAAGATATTACAATACGCAGGAGTATCTATAAGAGATGCATCTATTGTGCAATTTGCTATAGGAGAAGAAAATGAAGCTAATCAACAAGAAGGATAATCATGGCATATTTAACAGAATATCAATACTACGAAAATAACGGAACACAAAATTCAGAAACTGAAAATTGGGGTTCTTATCAATATGTTTCTTTAGATGACATTGTAAATAACTTTATGTTAATGTATGTTGGTAACGACAAACTAATCAATAACGCTGAAAGATATAATGTTTTATTCCATGCTAAAAGAGCTATACAGGAATTAAATTACGATTCATTAAAGGAAGTTAAAATATTAGAGCTATCTGTTGCTGACTCGTTAAGATACGTTTTGCCATCAGATTATGTGAATTGGGTTAGAATATCTATCTATACAGATGGGGTATTAAAACCATTAACGGAAAATATTCAAACAAACTGGAGTAATGCTTACTTACAAGATAATACTGCTAGAATATTATTTGACCATCTAGGTAATATCCTTAAACCATCTAACTCAACTATTGATGTTGATAGATTAAAAGGTGCTACTAAGTCAATATACATGAACAGTCAGAGTCCTTATAATGGACAAGAAGGTTATTCTATTGATGGTGATTGGTATTTTGAATATGCTGTTGGAGCAAGATACGGACTAAATACAGAGACCGCTAATAGTAATCCTACTTTTAGCATCAACAAAAAATCAGGTGTTATTAATTTCAGTTCGAATATGAACGGTGAACTTTGTGTTCTGGAATACGTTTCTGATGGAATGGAGAATGGAGAAAATTCAGAGATAAGTGTTAATAAACTTTTTGAAGAGTTTGTTTACTCGTATATGAAGTTTGTAATACTGTCAAGCAAGTATGGTGTACAAGAATACATAATAAATAGGGCTAGAAAAGAGAAAGCAGCGCTTCTAAGGAACGCAAAAATAAGATTGAGCAATATACATCCTGGTAGATTATTGATGAATCTAAGAGGACAAGATAAGTGGATAAAATAAATGGCAAAACTTAGCAATAATTTCATAAAAGGAGTAATGAATAAAAGTCTTGATGAGCGATTAGTTCCTCAAGGACAATATATTGATGCCTTAAACGTAAGACTTGGGTCTTCTGAAGGCACTGAAGTAGGTGCGGTAGAGAATTCAAAAGGTAACAAATTATTAGTTCAGTTACAATATGAAGGGGTATCATTAAGTAGTCAAGCAAAATGTATTGGAGCTTATGAGGATGGAGCAAACGAAACTATTTATTGGTTTGTTAGTGATCCTGATAATGTAGATATGATAGTATCATATAATACATCGAACTTTATAACTTTCTATCACGTAATATCCACTACTGTATTAAATTTTGATACAGATTTTTTAATGAATGGTATTAACTTGATTGATGATATCTTATTTTTTACTGATAATTTGAATCCTCCAAGGAAGATAAATGTAAATAGAACATATTTGAATCCTGTTTCAGGAGTTGATAAAATAACAGAACAAGACATTGGAGTGATAGTTGCTCCACCTTTGACTTCACCTGTGATACAGCAATTTCAATTAGGTGGTGGTGAGAATTATATGAAAGACTTATTTTTAAGTTTTGCTTACAGATGGCAATATGAAGATGGAGAGTACTCTGCTTTATCACCGTTTAGTCAGATATCATTTACACCTGGACCATTTCAAATAAACTACGATAACTACAGCAATGAGGCTATGGAGAACGTTTTTAATAGCGTTAACATTAGTTTTGATACAGGCGGTCGAAATGTAAAAAACATTGATTTAATCTTTAAATTCTCAACAAGTACAAGTGTAAATGTTATAGAGAAATTTAACAAAGTAAATGAAGGTTGGGTTGATGATGATACTCAAACTTTATCATTTACTAACAAGAAGATATTTACAACTCTACCAGAAGCGCAACTTCTA